AATCAGCAGTTGCACCAGTGATCTTGACTGCCTTAAGACCAGAAACTGTGTCATCAGTGATGAAGTTGCTAGAACCTTGCTCGATAGGATCAGCGATGATACCGATACGACGGAAGTCGTTATCAACAGGGAAGTCGCCAGAACCTTCAGAATAGGTGAGGCGGATGTTTGTCATCACGCGCTTACCGTTAAGTTCTGTTTCATGGTCCGAACCATGACCACCTAGAGGAGGCATGATTACTTCGAGAGCACCGCTTGCACCACCTGGGGTTGCAACGCCGCTGCTTAGACCAGCATCAGAGAATAGTTGACCGTTATCTAGGAGAACGTTACCATAGGTGTAACCCGATCCACGTGCTTGGATCGAAGCAGATGTGATTGTACCAGAACCGTTAGTAACGAACTGTACAACACCACCAGAACCATCGCCCTTGATACCAGCGTATAGAGTTTGAGAAGCAGGAAGACCAGTGCCAGCATCTTCGATGACAACAGCATCAACTGCACCGTCAACTACTTGACCTACAACACCAATTCTGGATGCATCAGTAGGTAGAACGATTGGCATGAAGTCAGAAGAAAGGAACTTAATGACATCATCAGTTGGGATGGTGTACATATACTTCCAAACGTAACCAGCACCAGTGCTCTCAGTGTAAAGACCACTTGCAGCATCATAGTTTGCTGCATCCTTGATTGGTTCTTCGGTTGCGTTCTGACCAGTAGCGTTAGAAGGATCTTCGCCATTGAAGAGGCACTTGAAGACTTCGTATCTGGAGTTCATTACATAGAACTTCGCTTCAGAAATACTTGTTTGACCAGTAGCGGTAGACTTACCAATTGCACCACCACCAGAAGGAGTGTCAGAATAATCAGGCTTCCACATGTCAAACTTAGGGTTGACTGCGGTGTTCCAGTTATAACGACGGATTACTGTTCTTGCAAATGCATCAGTAATACGCTTAGCAGCGATTAGTTCGTCATAGATTGCTACCTTTTCTGCCTGGTTATCTAGAGGAAGAGGGGGAAGATCCTCAGTTGCATAACGGTAGATGCCTGCTTTTGCTGTAGCACCTGTGTCGGATCCACCAGAACCACCTGTTGCGCCAGTACGGCACTTAAGGTCAGCTGCTAGGGAAGGAGTGGAGTTAACACCGTTGCTACCAAAAACGTCGGTCAGAAGGAGGGCACTATCATAAACAGCAGCAATGGTTGCGCGGAAGGTGGTGGAACCATATGTTCCTACATACACCTCATCGCCAACGGTAAAGGATGTCGAACCCTTTGAATAGATCTCAAGATACGCTCTCCAAGGTTGTGGACGACCCACGAAGAAATACATCCTCGTTCTTTCTGCCGATGCGGCGGATGGTCCCTCTGTTAGAGATTCTAGGAATTGCTTCGCGTTAAAAATACGAAACTTATCAGAAATAATAGCAGCCATGGTGTTCTTTGTCCGACGTTATGTTTGTGCCTGAGTTATTTATATTTATACTGTATTTAGTCAATTGTAAATGGGATTACCTCATCGCCAGTTGATGGGAAACCATCACCTCTAATCTTAGTCACACCAGTGAATGTTGTAGCATTCTTTCCAGTGTATTCAAATACGGAGGTAGTACCAGCATAAATTCCACTACTGATCTTAACCAGAATGTGTCCAGTAGTTGGGAAGTAATTCGTCGAATTGACATCTAACTCACCATTGATATCAATACCACTAGTTGTGATGGTGACTGGGTTTTGGATCGAAGGAGGCATCAAGATAAACTTGGTTCCGTCTAGTGCAAACGAAGAATCTCCTCTCTCAGCAAAGTCTCTAATAGAGATTGATGGGAAGTAGAAGTCAAAGTCAGCAATGGACAAACCAGATACACCAGCAGTACCAGAATCAAAGATACCATCACGGTGACTGATTGTGAAACCAGCGTTTGTTTTTGCGTACACACCAACAAATGATGCGAACGCTCCAAAGACCGCGTTTACAATCTCAATTTCAGATCCACCTCTCTGTACAACAGAGTAGAGACCTTGATTGTCTACAAGATCAACCAAACCATTCAGTCTTGTAGAAACTGGATCAGTAAAGAATGCAGTCTCTTCATAACCATCAACTGCACCGCCAGGTGGTAGATCGAAGAAGAATTCAGATCCTGCTTTAGTAACAGTAAGTTCTACTCTTTCTGTTACAAACTCAGAAGTCATAGACTGAACTGTGGCGTTGACCTGAGTTGCATTATGCTGGAGACTGGATTGTGTGATATTTGCTTCATCAATGTCATAGACTTTTTGATGATCAGCAATAATCTCTGTAATTGTAGAAGTGCTCTGAAGTTGTACTTGTCCAACACCTACAACAGATGTAGATTGTAGAGTTACAACAGGTGCGATAACCTGTTGTTGTCTTTGTCTATCTTGACCAGTTCCTACAGTTCCAGATGCAGCAGATACTGCAACCAACTTGCTCTCCATCTCAACCTGAGTGACAGCAGCAGATACTGAGGTAATAGGATCTGGGAGTTGTCTCAGGAATGTACCAGCAACCCATGCTTGAGCAGTGGTTCCTTCTTGTCCTCTCTGGACTTGGAGGAAACGATCACCAATCTTACGATAGTAGAATACAGTCTCATCACCAATCAATAGATAACCAGATGACTTGAATTTACTGGTATCTGCAATGTAAATTACATTTTCTGTTGGATCTAGATCAACTTGTAGATAAGCACCAGTTGTGTAGTATTCAACATTAGATAGTGCATCATTAGGAATGATATTTTCAAACGTTGTAACATACTTGTTAATAAACTGTACAACAGATGTACTCTTAATTGTATCTACGCTAGTAGCAAATACATTAACAAATTGTAGATGTCCTTTCTTAGGATCTGCATCCCCACCAAGAGATTCAATTTCTTCAATATTTGGATCTAGTTTTGTTAGAGTTTCAAGTCCTACTTTAGCAAGTTCGTCTCCAACCTGTTCTGGTGCTGGATATACATGACTGATAATATCATCTGTCTCAGCATCCACAGGACTGTTCATGCTGAGAGCAGCAATACCAGTAATATTGTTGAGACCTGCTACGTTTTGAACGTCAACATCAACAACAACGTTGATTTGACCATAAGGTACGATAGGATTAACACCTGCCTTAATGATAGAAACACCAATGTCTCTTTCTGTTAGGATGTCATATCTACGTGCTACGATTACCTGAGGTGCCTTGGTATAACCAGAACCACCATCAATTAGATCAACACTGATAACTTGTCCTTTTTGTACAAGAACATTCGCTCTAGCACCGCCACCATCACCATTTAGTGGTACAAATTTAAGAACTGGTGGTGTATAATACTGGTATGCAGTAGGTTGTGTGATAGGATCATAACTACGTTGGTTCCAAACGAGATTAGTAACGACACCATTCTCAATTTCAGCGATTACTGATAGACCTTCACCTCTGGTAATACCAACATAGTTCTCGATTTGAACAGAACCAAACATCTCATGTGATGTCTGCTTACCGTCTCTACCTTCTCTAGAAGTTGCTTTTTCTGGTAACTGCTTAATTTCACGGAATTTATTTTCGCCTTCCAAACGAACTTTATCTTTATTTGCAAGATATACGAATGGATTTCTATAAGACTTACCAATAAAGGTTCCAAACCACGATGCATTGTCATCTGTAAGTAGTTTTCTACCTAGATCATCTGTGTCGAAGTTAGAAATAGCAACAGAAGTATAATCTGATGTACTGATTGTGTAAACTCTATCAGGTCTTTCTGCAACTGCAAACTTAAGATCGAGACCCGCCTCTATGGCTGGGTTTTGAGACTTGAGGTTCCATACAGCATCAGATCCATTCCAATAAACATTGGAAATTTCACCAAGCATATTGTATGTTCCATTTGCTCTTTGTTGATATACATTGATAGCACTACCAACTTTATCACCCATCCAAGTGTATGAAGAATATGCATCCCAGACAGAAGAAGCAAGTCCAGTAATTGTAAAGGTAGCTCTACTAAAGTAAGCGTCAGGAGCATAATCATAGATGCTCAAGATTGATCCAACATCTCTACCAAAGAGATATCTCATATCAATCTTCATTTCCTTCTTGATTGGATTTTTGAAGAAGATATTTGGACCAGATACAGTGTAAGATTCCCTCTCTCCTTCTCTCTGAAGTACACCGTCAAGGAAGACATAAAGGTTTTCAGGTGCTTCGATATTTTGTACTGAATTGTCTAGTACATCCAAGATTAGGAAAGGACCATTTCTCTGATCATTTACCAGTGCATAGTCAATAGTAAGTCTCTTATAGTTACCAACACCAAGACCAACTAGTTTCTCAACTGCAGTTGGTTCGCCAATACTCTTAGCACTAAAGTCTTGATCCCAAATTGGTGGAACATCAAACTTAATTCTGTTTGGAATAACTTCTTTATCAATGAAGTATGCATCAAACAGTGGATAGTCTTCTGTATACTTTGGTTTTTGTAGTACAGCATTTAGAGTTAAGAACAAGTTCTCCTCTTCTTCTAATAGTACATTTGTACCATCTTCCCAGTAGAGATCAAATTCTTTGGTTTCACCATCGATAAAGTCAGGAAGTGTTCTAATAACTGTCTCGCGATTAATAACATCATCAATATTATCATATAGTGCATTGATACCAGAAATGACATCTTCACACTCTTGCAGAGGAATGTTTGGATCAAGAATGATGTTGTAATTAGAATATGTAAGAGATCCTGTGTATGCACCAGATCTGTTAGGATTGATTGAAGTCTTAGGTACAGCACCCTTTCCATTAAGTAGAATGTCCTCAACAATTCCATAGAAATTATTCAGTGATGCTTCTACTTCAGCACATACAGGAGTTACGCTATCTACGAGAACATCAGGATCTGTGATTGGTCCTTGATTTCTCATAGCAGCAATCATTTGGTTCTTAGCATACTCAAATGTTGCTAAGGTTTCTGTCAATTCGTTGTTGACAAAATCTAACTTTTCAGATTGTGGGTACTTAGCACTTTGATAGTAGAACCTTCCAAAATCAACGACTTGCTCGTTACCACCTAACTGAAGATGGTAAACGATAGCATCAACAAAATATCCAACATCACGCTTGCACTTAGTCTGAATATCATAAGTTCCACCAGGAGCAAAACCAGAAATAGTAAAGATTGCAAATGGTGTTAGTGCAAAATCACCTTCTTCAACAATATTGACAGCAATACATCTTCCTTCATCATCAAACTCTGCCTTTGCTGTTGGTGTAAACTGGTAAGAACCAGTAAGCCATGAGAGATTAACAACTGCTGTTTCTGGATCATGACCATAACCTGGGTTCAAGACAGTAAAAGTAGTTTTCTTTTTAACACGGCAGTTTGCGTCTAAGTCAGATACTGCATTACCACCAATACCACGAATGTAACCAATTGGAACTCCAATATTAAATTCACCAGTTTCAGTGATCCAAATATTACCAATTCTCTTACCAAGAACAATCTCTGCTTCCGCGTTACCAGCAATAGTAATTTCTTTATTGGAATAGTTCTCTTGTTCTACATATGTCGTCTGCTCATTAACAGTAAGTTCACGATATCTTTGACCGATGATATAACCAGTAATAGTAATACTAGTAACAGCATCACCAGTGACAACAGCAGTAGCAGTAAGACCAGACATGTCACCACCAAGTGTGACAGTTGGTGGATTGGCAGGATCATAACCACTACCACCATTAGTGATATTGATTGATTTGATGTAACCATTCAGTTCTAGATCAGCACTAAGTTCCCAACCAGTACCAGTCTGATTAGTCGGACTTACTACAGTGTTAGCAGCAGGGAAGACATACAGTGTAGGAGCAGTTTCATAACCGTCATTCTTGTCTTCACATAAGTATGCTGAGCTCTGATTATTTGTATCAACTTCACCTTTTACAATTTGTACCGTACCAACATCTAGATAACGTGATACATTTAATGTTCCTTGTGCCTGAACTCTTGTACTGGTGGGATCTTCCCAATTTAAAGAAGGATAAGCAGTCTTTGCCCAATCAACAGAAGATTGTTTAATCCATTCTTTGTTTGAATGAATTAAAGTAGAAGCATCATAGTATGTGCCGTTGTTAAGACCACTCAAGGAGAATGTTACTTGGTCGCTACCAGAGAAGGAAGTTGGAGTTGTAACAGTAACACCAGGAGGTAATTCATAAGTATCACCAACAGGAACCTGACCAGTGTTTGTAGGAACAGATCCTGTAGTTGCTGTGCCACTTAGAGAAGTGACACCAACAGGAGCACCACCGCCACCACCAGAGTTAGAAAGTGCAGCATTACTTACTGTTACTTGGGTAGCATTATCAATAGAAATAATTTTTGTATCTGCAGGGAATGCTCTACCAGAACTGACATACATTCCAATAGCAACATTATCTGTAGAAGAAATCGATACAATTCTAGAACCTTGTAGATAAGATGCAGAAGTATCTGTGTAATCCCAATTTCTAGTTGCAAGTTTTGCTAGTCTTACAGCATATGCAAAAATAGCAGAACTTTCAGTTCTGTAATTTTGGATGTACAGATACTGATCGTCTTCATCAAAGAGAGAAACATAATCGACAGTTTTGACATTACCACCAAATCTAACATCATGATCTAGTGCTTTCAGAATTGTTCTGATGTTTTCTTGGTAATCATCAGTTTTTGTACTCCAATCTAAACCAGAGTAAGTTAGTTTTGCCCACCCAATTGTTTCCTCAATAATAAAGTCAATATTTCTTTCAATTTGATTTGCAGCATCGATGTATCTACCATTACGCTGGAAAATATTTCTTAACTTTTTAAAGTGTTTGTCATTGAAGGTATTATCCTTAAATGCAATGTACTTCGCATAGAAGGTAACACCCTTATATTCAGACAAATCTGTTTGTGCTTCACCAGTCTGCTTAGCAGAAGGACCTAATGGTGCCTCACTAAATGTGATTTGTGTTCCACTAATAGTATAAGAAGATCCTGGTTCTTGTAATACACCATCCAAAGTAACAATCAAATTGTTTGCACTATATGGAGTAAATGCTTGACCTAGTTCATCCAACAATGTGAATGTTTTTCTTCCAACTGTTTCAGCTCCACCTGTGTAAGAAGCACCAGTTGCATCTACACCATTTACACCATTGAATGGTTCTTGTAGTTTTACTTCAAAAGCACGTAGTTCGTTGAAGTTAAACTCAGAAGATGCTGCAGCACCAACACCTCTACGAATTCTCTGGTTCTCAATCTTCTGAACAGTTTGAGTAAGAGTTTGTTTAGTGCTCTCAATTGTAATCTTATTCTTGTTTGGATCCCATAGTTGAATGACCGAGAAGTGAGATGCCTTTGGCATTTCTTCTGGCATTTCAGTAGAAGCAGTTCCCTCTACATCAACTTGACCAAATAGTTGAAAACCAGCAGGGTGTGTGGTAGACTTGATAAGTTCACGCCACTGATTGATTGGTGTCTTAGACTTAACAACGTAAGAATAATCTTGATAGAAGTAACTATCGACAATCTTCTGGTTTGATACACCCAATCTACCACGATCAGTTTTGAAGAAACCTAGGTTGTCATAGAAACTTGTAATCTGCTCTTCAAATGTAGTAACAAATACAGATTTGAGTGTAGCAGTAACTGGTGTAACATCAGTCTGGAAAGACATGTTCTGTCTGAAGATGCCAGTGATGTTTTCAACCTTGAGTAGGTTAGAACCTTTTCTCCACTCAACAACTTTTGCTCTTGCTACTTCAACGTTATCAATAATCTGTTTGATAGTTTCACCCTTTCTAAATTGTCCAGTAGCATTAGTGACAACAAAGATAGAATTAGATTGGAAAGTAGAACCAACAGTTTTGTCTAAGTGGAATGCGCCACCATTGTTAGAAACAGTGATACTCTTTGGCAAACCAATAGTCTGACTTTCTGCATATGCAGCAACATTACTTTCTACAATCTCAATGTCAGGTGCAAAGGTATAACCTCTACCAGGAGTTTTGACTGTGATAGAGAAAATCTGTCCCTGTCTTACAATAATGTCAAATGTTGCTCCAGCACCATCACCATTAGTAATTACAACTTTTGGATTTGAATAGTTAGAACCTTTATTTGTAATATTGACACCAGTAATAGTTTTAGACGCGGTATCATACAATACAGTAGCAGCACCTTTATAATCAGGTGTAGGATCTACACCTACAACAATAGGAACTTTCTTATAATTCAGTCCAAGGTTTGTGACCGCAAATCCATTGATCTCACCAATAGAGAACTCACCAGTAGTAGTATAAGAAATGGATCCAGAACCATCCCAAAGAGGCACACTAGGTACATCGTAGACAAAACGATTAGATGTGACATAGTTTACATTCTTAACTCCTTGTAGTGGATCAGTGATAACTTTTAGATATGCATCATCAGACTTAACAATATTCTTTCTATCATAATAGTAGAAGTTTGTGAAATCTGTTCCTACTTTTGTTTGATAATTGTTAGTAGCAAGTCTAGAACCAAATCCAAACTTGACATCTGTAAATGCACCAGCATTACCAGGAAGTATGGTGCTAGCAGTCTTTTCTACAGTCTCAAGGTTAAAGTTCTTACTAGGTGACAAATCAAAGTAAGTCCCAGTCATAGAAGAGTGAGACGTGTCAAACTTATACTTGTAGAACTCCTGAATATCAATGTTTGGATTAGGAGTGAAAGTAGTATTGTCTTCAGAGAATTCAAATTTAAATTCTAGAGGACCAGCAGAGTTTACACTAACAAGTCTTGCTGGAGTGCTGCTATCAAAGAAACTAGAAGTTTGAGCAACTTCGTTTGCTGTCAGTACAGTTGTAGCATATGGGTATGTAATAATGATGTTCTGAGTGTCTCTGTCATATGACTGAACACGTCCAGAGTTAGCACCAGAGAAAATCTGGAAGTTGGAATTAAAATTATATTTTGCTTTGTATAGTTTTACTGGTTGATTATCGTAATGATCTTTATCAACAGTATTTTCTCTACCTCTGACTACAGTCAAAGATCCAGAAGCAACAGCAGTGACTTCCATGATTTCATCACCAACTGTAATCAAGTCACCATTTGCATAACCAATAGTGCTATCAACAAAGAGGGTAGTCTCTCCTGCTGCCAGACCTACATGGTCAATGTACAGTGTAAGACGTTGTGTGCTGGTAGAAGCACCAGATCTCTCTAGAGTTTCATCAGCAATTCCTAGATAGTCTGCCTTGGCATATCCAGAACCTTTTGCTTGGATCGTAACACTAGTAACTCGACCAGAACTAGCAACTACAATGTTTGCAGTAGCGCCTTTACCAGATCCACCAGTCAATGCAACATTATTATATGTTCCTGCTGTATAGTCAGCACCAGCATTTAATAGTTGGAACCTACCAATACCAGTATCCTTAACCTCTGTGTTAACAATAGGTGCAATCAGAGTTGCTGTTTGATACAGTCTCTTTCTTAGATAATAAGTCTTGAGTTTATTTGTATCGTCTGGAGTGATTGAAATATCAACCTTATCACCAATACCAAGACCATGTGGTGCATCAGTCTCAACCAATGCTACACTTTGATTAACATCAAATGGTTCTAGATTATCACTTAGAGAGGTAAGTGTAACAATTCTAGATCCAACAGTGTTGAATAGATTACTGGAACGAATAAAGTAGTCATCGTTTACTACCCAAGTTCCACTGGTAACCTTGATCTTGACTACGTTTTGCTTAGAGGTTCCTTCCAGAACTTCACCAGTAGCAACAGGATCGCTTTGACCATCTGTAAGACTGAGGATTGCACCTTCAGTATAAGAACTGTTCTGATCTAGAAGAACAGTAAAAGTTTTGATGTCAGCAGAGAACGTTCCTGTTGTATCGAATGTACCATTTACATTCTTGAGAACAATAACGTTATCACTAGCGACAGTACCAACGATTTCACCAAAAGCACCAGAAGATGGTTGTCTTAGTGTATCATTAGCAAATAGATATGCAGTTTGAATTGTAGTCAACTTAACTACTTTTCTTTCTTTTGATTCTAGGTAATTTACACCTTTTCCTTTGACACTAGAAACTAGTGCTTCAACTTCAGAACCTTCTGTTCCTTCATTGTCAAAATATACCTTGGAGTTAACAGAGAAGTTCGTAGAAGAACTTTCAATAGCAACACTGTCAACTGTACCTGGCGATACATCAGAAATCTGACCGATGAAACCCTCGCCGTTTCTTGGCATTCCTGCCGTAAAGAACCTTCTTGCTTTCTTTGGTATTTCTAACTGACTAATATTAGAGTTGTAGTTACTGTCAACAGGTAAAGAATAGAAGTTAGCACCTAAAAGGTATGGGAATTGCGGTACTTGATTGCTATCAATAGTAATGAAATAAGCATAAGTTCCTTGCGGAAATTCTGGGGTAACACAAAATCTTCCATTGTTTTCGTCTAGAGAACCACTTTTGTGCGTGTACTCGTAGTCGTCAATGAATGTGCCTAATGGATACTTGTTAATAGCAGGACCATTTGAACGCGATCCCTTGATAGCATAACTAGAAGACATTCTTCTAATCGCAGAAGTAGCATCCAGTGGATTGAGATAACCAAACGGACCATAGATTGGATTGCCATCATAAGCAAAACCAATAATTGGAGAGTGAGTTTTAGTTGCTGGTTCTGTTCCAGCAGAATTGAGGTTGTCATTTAGAGCAACACGCAATGCTTTTGGGTTTCCAAGATAACCATAACCATACTCTAGGACAGGGTTATAGTTTTGGAAGATGTAACCATTTTCTGTATCTAACTGTGCTTCATTCTTTTTGTATCTGTTAAAGTTCCATTCCTTAAGTTCAGGTGTACCTGTTGCACCTTCACCAACAGGAATGATATCAACAATTACAGTATCTTGATTATAGAAGTTACCTTCATCAATTTTTTCAAATCCAGTGATTTCACCATCACCACTTACAACAGCATTGTAAGTAGCAAATCTACCACGACCAGCATTATCTCTAATTCTTACGATAGGTGGCGAAGAATAATATTCACCAGGATTGTCAATTTGCAGACTAGTAATTTTACCACCAGTTACGATGGCACGAACTTCTGCTCTTCTACCAGATGTAATTGTAATCTCTGGAGTGATTGGGTAGATGTCATCAGTATCAACGATGATGCTTTCTACAACCTGACCAGCAAGAACTGCTCTTGCTTTGTTAGGAACTTGATCAACCAATACAAAAGGTGGTTTTGCATAACCTCTACCTTGAGTATTGACACTAATTTTTTCTAGAACACCAAATCTGATGCTCTCTGTATCTCTATAACTGTAAGTACGAACACCATTCAGTAGAATACCAGTGTCTGCTTTTGGTGTTTTGTATCTTTCGGTTGTAGTTGTTGCTTGCTTTCTAATAATACGAAGAATATCTTGATCTAGAAGTTCTTCAGTAATATTACTAGTACCATCTAGGATCTTGTGTGATGGATAACTAGACGATGTGATATAATAGTATTGATCATCCTCATGAATAGAGGTAACATCTGTTGGGATACCTCTGAGACCCGTTGCTATGACTGGGTTTGTAGGGGCGCTAACGTTTCTGCCCTGACTGAGCAACCAGCGAGTTTGATTAGTTCCTACTTTTACAATTCTAGGATCTGCAGTTTCAAATCCAGGTTTTGATACTTGGATCTTGTCACCAACGTTAGAATATGGTTGACTGTCTGTAGCATCTAGGTTGTATACAACACCTAGGGTCAATAGACTAACGCCAGTACCACTCACAGTTACTGGTTTGTATACATTCGTCCCTTTTTGATGTGAAATAGCAGTAGACGCCTGCCTATCTTTGATGATGAACTGAGTTGCATTCCTCTTGATAAAGGTAATAGTCTCTGTTCCAATCAGAATAGAACCCTCAGCGTCCCAACCAATAGCAGAGAAGACATCAACTCTGTCTCCAGTGCTAGCAGTGCCAAGTAATTCTTTGGTTAGTTCAGTCTTAGTGGAGATGAAGAATTCACCATTGACTGTTTCTGGTGCTAGGACAATATTCCATACTGGTTCACCATCTCTAGTGCCATCAGAATATACGTTGTCTACTACAGCAGAAGCATAACCATACTCTGCGGTTGCTTGCTGTACAATCTGTTTACCGATTAACGCTTTTGGATCTCCAGATACAACAGAGCACTTAAGTGCATATACATTGATCCAGTCTGCGTTAGAAGACTTGTATGTAAAATCTTTTGGTTTGTATACTTCAGGTTTGTTGTTGACATCCTGTGCAACAATCGTGTTGAAGATAAACTTGATAGAACTATTAGTTCCCTTTGCCTTATAGAACTTTTGGATGTTCTTGATAAGGGTTCTCTTGTCGATCTCACCCTTGAGATACTTCTCAGGGAATGATCCGAGGTATTGTGCCTCAAAATTCTTGACTAACGCATAGAGGAATAGGTTACTTACGTTGTGTACTACAGCACCGCTAGAATGGGTTGCTGCCTCTGTGCTTTCAAATTTGGATGCTTCGTATAGATCACCTAGAGAAGTGTTGCCACTGACGCCCCTAGAGCAGTCTCTGAACTCAGTATTAGTCCTGGTAGCATAGAAGATGATCTCGTCATCAATTCTGATGTAACCGTTTTTCTTTGGGAATGACTGTGCATCCTCTACAGTAATAGTTGTTGCATCAATAGCAACGTCTGCTGTTAACTTATCATTCTGCTTGAGAAGATTTTTCTCGTAGTAATCAATGTCAGCATACTTCTGAATGTTATTAATAACATCCAATGTGCCACCTTGCACTTCCTGTGCTTCGTAATACTTCTGTACAAACTTACTGAAGAGTTCGTATTCAGATGTAATAAAAGCAGGAAGCTGCGATTCGATCAGAGTGGAAATTCTCTTAGTCTTTACAGCAGGCATTTACTTTACTCTTTGTATGCAGTGAACGAGGAATTCGCAACATCAACGTCAAGATAAACCTCGCGGAGTGCCTTGATATCATTAGAAAGGGGTTTTACTCTAACAGAGATACGGTTATCGAAGAAACTGCCCTTAATGATAGTAAGGGCATACATTTTCAGTTCACCTTTGACATAATCAATTTCGCCAACTTCGCTGTCGAGGACAACTTTTTCACCAGTTACGCTATCTAGTCTATATAGGACGATTTTGCCCTCCTTGTCCTCCAGATAAACGTCAAAATTAGGGTATTCAGTAACCCTAAAGCCAGTAGACGAAAGAACAGGATCGTCGCAGTCAACGTCGAACGCATTTTGGAAACATACTTCATAATAGAACGTGGAATTAAGTTGAGGAATGAAATCTTTCCTCATGGTTACTTCGGTTAGGTTTGAGTTAATTGCACGATCTGCATCATCAATAACTGCTACTGCTTTACTGTATCTAAACTTACCGTTGAACTTCTCAGTATCACTAGTATCAAGATAAGACTGCACCGCACCAATCACCTTGTCTCTAATCTGAGCAGGTGTATCATCAGTTTTGTTTCTATCATAATAAATCTTACTTGTCAACTCAACATACAGAATTGAAGGGTCAATCAGTCTTGGTTCGATAGATGCAACAACATACTTCTCAAGTTCTGTAACAATTTCATTCTTAGTCAATGAAGTAAGGTAACTTGCATCCTTTGGTTTCAATGCAATGAAGACTTTACCGTATTGTGGAGGATCCTGGTCTTCACCACCAAAGATGATGATATCACTGGTTGCAGGATACACTCTACGAACGATTGCCTCATAGTCCTGAGCGGTCACTGCACGGTCCTGTGTGCCGTATGCCTTAGGAGCGGTATATTTGATCTTAGAGGTGCTTTCGATCTCTTCACCGCCCGCTGAGGCGACAGTAGAGGTGATTGAGATGTCAACATTAGGTGTAACACCATTTACGTTCTCTAAAACACCAGAGAAGACGAAAGTTCTGACGCCATTGCTCTCTGGACCAGATGTAGTGATGTAAGAAACCTCAATACGAGCACCGTTGTCTAGTTTTGCACCTAGTACACCGTCACCCATAATAATTTCATATCTTTCATCTTCAATCTCATCGATGAAGAAGACTTTTGACGTGCTATCAACATCGAGGATGTTATCTGCTGCCAAATATGGTTCGTTGATACCACTACCAGTAGGATATACTTTTACTCTAATAGTATTGGTGTCAATGTTACGGTTGTCAAGAATAAATCTCTGGTTCTTCAGTGCAGTATTGACAATGAATGTATTTGTAAGGAACGTTCCCTCTCTTACTGGTACATTCGTAAATGTCGCAACCTGATTTGCAACCTGTGCTTTTACATCACTAGTAACAACATACTGATACACATTGTTATCATAGGATGCAATAAATCCTGTGCCTGCTTTCAAAAACAACTCTGTGTCTGTCGTAACGTTCTGATAGGTCGCTCTAAATGACACATAAGCAGTTGGTGCAGTTGCACTCTTGGGTCTGTAACCCAATTGCTTCGCTAGCGCCACCACATTGTCTCTCAAGGTGGCACTTTCAATGAATAGTTCATTGACTACCATATTGGTGTTAAACGCCGTGTAGTACGTGTTATACGCCAATACATCAATGAGGTTAGATAACGCACTTCCCTCAAAGTCGTAGTCGGTAAATTCTGTTTGTGCTCTGAGATAATCTTTCAGAGCAACTTTGATGTCCTCAAAGTCTAAATTGGCAACCTGAGTATAAGGCATTATCGTGTACGCTCTAAGAAGAATTGAATACCTACTGGTTGATCTTCTCTACCAATGATTGTGTAGTATACTTCTACTTCATATCCGTTGTTATCATAATCTACAGTACAGAGAACATCATTGACACGAATTCGTGGTTCATATCTGACCAATGTCTCCTTAATACTTGACTTGATTAGTCCAGCACTACCAAAATCCAATGGTTCAAATAAAATGCTCTGTACATCACAACCTAACTCAGGTTGAAATAGTCTTTCCCCCTTCCTAGTAAGAATTAAGGCAGTCATCGCTTGTACAATGGCTGCCTTATCTTTCACCTGCACCAAATCGTTAGTTACAGGATGTTTCTTAAATGTTACACTCAGATCTTTGAATGTCTGAAAGGTAGGCATTTAGACACAGCAATAGGCTGTTACTATTTATCACTTACCACAAAATCCGTCCGCCCACTCCTCTTGATTATCGAAGAAACCATCGTTATCTTCTTCCTTCATCTTCTTCGCTTTCTTTAGATAACGTTCACTATCGATTTCCGTGATGAGTGTCATTCCAGACTGTTTAAAGTCTTCACTCTTGTCCACTCTCTTGTCCATGTATCGTGGTCTCCGTCCGTAGTTTTCGTTCAGCATTAGTTTCCCAAAAATAATCATCAGTGTCGCCCAATCGTCCCCAGTCTACTCCTGCTTCAACTTGATACTCTATGGTACTTACCTTGAAATCAGGTGTTAAGGGGTCTTCAGGCGTGATAGAGAGGTCATAGAACCGTGTCCTGTTATTAGGATACAGTGCATATTGACCATTCTCTAAAGCAATACAATTATGTGACTTATGTTCTTGTGGAACTTCACTCACATTATTATCTATCACATCAATGTTCGCGTGGTAGTTATCTAACGTAAACAGATACTGACCTCGTAACAATCCGTGATCTCTCGTTCGCACTTCACAATCCATAGAGGATACGAACCCCTTATTGATCGCCATTACTCCATAGTCCATACAATTCCAAAATTGTAGGTTCTCTAGAGACATGTCGGGCGTCGGTGTTTTCGGCGCTCGGAGAAATGCGCTTATCGGTAACTTATCATACATTGCCCCATAAGCAGGTAAGTAAGTCTCAAAATAAAAAGCACGCCCAGGTATCGACTTTGCCGATACCCAGACGCCCTCTACAAACTCACCATGCCCATCAACATGATCTCGAAGGTATTCCTTACGAACCCATACCTTCTCAGCAGGGAGATTGCAAATTAAATTCATCTGCCCTGTCCACGGTAACGCTTCTTCGCGTTATTCCGAGATGTTGCCGCATACTTCGTATTCTTCGACGAACCTTGCTTCGTAGTCTTCGGTTTGCTCTCGACGTAAGAACCACCACTTAGACCAACTCGTGCTTTTGCCATAATTAACTAGTTAAACGTGAACCAATTACTATTGTAGGATGTTGGAACGGTCCTGTCAAGGGTCTGGGAGAACCTCCTATCAATAACTGTGCATCGTCCCCAGTAACTGCAGGTAACTTCCCATTGATATAGACAGTGGTGTTCACTGTTGGGGTAAGTCTCCTAGTTCCTTCTTGACATGGTAAAGGACTTAATGGATTGACCTTTGTGATATCACTGATGTCATCACATTCATAAAAAGGTGTACCCGCTATGATCTCTAACGTTTCGTCATTGACCTTCACAGTCGTCTCTACGGGCGTTCCACCCAATGCTTGGGGTCCATACACACATGTGCCATCCGAAGACGCTGTATCGACTGTTTCAGTGCTTGCTAGATATGCCATGTCTTACACTGCCTTTGCTACTTTTACTAAGTCTTTCTTTATTCCTTCTACATTGTTATGTAGATAATCTAAAGTGTCACTTAGCGTCTCATGCTTGCTCGTCGCTGGTCGCCTGTACATCAATTGTGGTCGCTCTAGCTGGCAAATCCGTTGGTCCAGGTTCTCTAACCTCTCGGACAGCTTCAGGAGTGCCGTCTCCAACTCTTTCTGCCTCTGCAGTAACTCTTCCATCGTTTTGATCACCTCTCAAGAATGCATTGGACGCCTTACTTTCAAACTCATCGCAAAACTCATCAAAGTTTGCCAAAATTTCATCATAATCTTTGAAGTCAACTTTTTGGGGCATTTTTTTGCTGGGAAATTTTTTTAGAATTCAAGGTTTTGAAAAAACCATTTTCA